AATCGTGCCAAGAATTGTCGGAGATTCCGAAAACATTTTTTACCAAGCCAGGATGCGGGCAGCCGCCCGTGACACAGATTTTGAATCACGGGCCAGCGCAGAGAACATTGTTGGCATCAGCTCCACAAGACTTTATCAGATTGAGCGGGGGCTTCGCCAGCCGCACCGTGATGAATTGCTTATCATGGCCAAGGAATATGATGCGCCGGAATTGCTGAAGGCTTACTGCCGGGAGATGTGTCCGGTGGGGGCGATGTGCCAAAAGGAAAAAGAACTGGGGAAGGATGATACGTGATGGTGGAAGATGATATCAAAAAAATCCTCGAAAAACAGCTGCAACTGCTTTCCGAGGCGTGACAGGGAGGTTATAGATGATGGATATTCAGTTAGTAAAGTTACTGCTTATTCTCTATGCCGGAATTATTTGCTCGTGCGCAACGACACCACCACAATTTATCGGAGGAATGTTTTGTGCAATATATTTGTGGTTAAAAATTGTTTATCCAATATGATGCCACAGAGCAGATAAGCATCAAGAATAGAAATGGCAACACAAAAGCTCTAAAGAATTCAGAGAAAATGAACCACTGGAACATATGATGAAGCTTTAATTGTTTATGATTTGCTCTGTAAATAAAACTGCGTCTTGGCAGTCCTAATTTACCCTGAAGAAAAGTTATATCCGAGTCTAGGTGTGAGCATATGCTATCGAACGATTCTTGATAATTATCCAAAGGACCATTCAAGTGATCAAGTATGCGGTCATTGACTAGAAGCTTATCTTTATTTGCTAAATCCAACAATTGTGTGCGTAATTCTACGAAGGTATCAAGGTTAATTTTTTTATATAGGTACGGTTCAATTAGGAAAAAAGCTGGAGCAACAAAACCGCGAAGCTGCTTTTCGTAGGATTTACCAATAAACCCATATCGAGCACTATTTAGATATGACATATATGTAGTAAAAGCAATTAATGAAGCTGGGATTATTGCAATGAGAAATGATTCCGTAAATGTCAAGATTGTCACAACCCTTCTGTATGTTGCTTGTTTGCTTACAGGTTAACACAAATAAGTATCATAATCAAATATATTTGCTCATTTAAGGAGAGAGAAATGAAGTTTTCAGAGTTTATGCGGAAAGCTAGGGGCGATATAAGTCTGTATGAGCTTTCCAAGCGTACCGGCATTACCGCCCAGCAACTTGCAAATTATGAACGGGGGAAGAGTCGGGCAACGATCGATAAAGCCGCAGCAATATGCAGGGCGCTTAACGTGACTTATACGATTGGGGCATGAAAGGAGGTGGTCAGCATGTTCAAAAGCACAGTCCTGCTAAGCATAGCAGATGTGATGACGGTCACCGGCTATAAGCGGTCCCGGGCAGGCAGTATTGTGGCCAAGGTCAACGCCTACACCGAAAAGCAGGGGTTCATAACTCCTCGGCGCGGGTGCTGCTACCTGAAAGCCTTTGCAAAGCTGACCGGGCTTAGCAAGCCGGAGATTTTGGAAGCATTGAACAGGGAGGAGGCAACAGAATGACAGAGCAGGACGCCCAGCGCGTTGTTGAACGGGCAGAGGGGCTTTACCACAGGGCCGTACAGTATGCCGCAAGCAAAGACCATGGCGCAGAACTGCGGTTCCGGGCAGAGCGGGACGCCCATATAATTGGGCAGATTCTTGGTAAGGAATATTTGGATGTGGTAGCGGATATCGAGACCTGTGCCAATAAGGAGGTTCAGTCATGAAGGATTTTATGGAGGGAGTCGAGGAGGCGCGGGCTCACAAACGTGGCATTGAGTCAGCCTTGAAAAAGTTTCTTGCGGGTACCGCCATTATCGGGGCCGCAGTAATTTGCGCTGGCTTTTACGATGGCGACCAGGTAAGGGTGGAAACAGTCTACACAGTACAGCCCGGGGATACACTGTGGTCGATATCCGAGGAGTACCTGCAGAAAAATACTGGCGGGCGGCGCTATATCATGGAATTCATGGAAGGCATCAAGGAGCTGAACCCGTGGATAAAAGAAAACTATGTAATTCATCCCGGAGATAAAATCCGGGTAAATTACTGGATAAAAAAAGAATCCGGCAATGTGGAGTAAAAACCACAGCCGGATTCAGACTGACAAGAAAAGCAAATGACCGCTGCGCTCTTAAAACAACGGTCAACATGCAAAGCTATGTAGTGCCGGACGCGACTCCGAAGCACCTTTTACCGCTATGATAGCACAGCCGAAAAAAAATTGCAAACACTTTCCTTTTCGGCCTGCTAAATAGGGACCATTTACCGACCACAAAATAGTATTTAACCCAATAAGGACGCGACTCTATGAAAAAATATATTAAAAAGATTGTTAAAGCTGGAAATACTATCGAAGTGACAAAATACATCACCTCTACATTGGGCAGAAAAAATATTGCAGGTAAAAATCCGGAGCTGCCACCGGAAGAAAATATTGAGCAGAAAAAATGGAAACGGGCGGAAGATACCTGCAGATGGTATCTCAACGAGAATTTTCATCCCGGAGATTTGTGGATGAGGTTCAGCTATCCCAGAGGAACGAGAAAAGCACCTTTGGAAATCAGAGCAGATATAGAAAAGTTCCTTAGAAACCTGCGGAAACTTTACAAAAAAGAGGGGAAGACTCTCAAATACATTTACACAGTGGGGATAGGCAGCCGGGGCGGGATTCATTTTCACGCGGTTTTTTCAGATTTTGATGCACAGAAGATTGAAGAATTATGGCAGGACATTACCGGAACCGAGGAAGTACCATATCCGAGTGTAAATACCCGGCATTTGGATAGGCAGGGGCATTATGGAGATGTGGCAGCCTATCTTATCAAAAATGCAAAAGAAACCTACGGTACAGAAAATCAGATTTTCGGCAACCGGTACTGTGCCAGCCGCAACCTGTCCCCACCCAAAATAAAGCGGATAGAAGTAAAAGCGGGCGGCTGGGTAAAAAATCCAAAACCGAAAAAGGGCTATTACATTCTGAAAAATTCCGTTCAGGAAGGCAAAAATGAAAAAGGTTTCCCCTATCAATCTTATATCATGGTGCGGTTGCGGATTTAAGCCGTAACGTAATGCACAGAAATTTTCCACATAATCCACAGGAGGGATAAAATGCGCATAAGAAGCAGCTGGGGCGGAAGCCCAAACATTCGAGCAGTTCAGGGGGCGGTAAGTAATGCCCGCGGGCGGGATTTTGAAGATTATCTTGATAGAGCCTGCCAGCTATACCGCAGTATGGGGATAGCCAATATCGAAAAAACACCGGAGCCATTCAAATGCTTGAAGAAAAATAAAGGCGGGCGGGCGATTGTCCAGTTCATCCACCATGCCCAGCCGGATTATAAGGGGGTGCTGCTGAATGGTCAGGCAATCATTTTTGAAGCGAAATGTACCACAAAGGACAGGATACAGCAAAGTGTACTGACCCAAAATCAAGCAGATATGCTAAGAGATTATCAAAGGCTGGGAGCATATACTGCAGTATGTGTTGGTATACAGGACGAATACTTTTTCGTTCCGTTCCAGTATTTTGACAACATGGGGGAAATTTTTGGGCACAAGTACGCTACTGCAGATAATCTGAAGCCGTGGAAAGTGCCGTTTAACGGGAGTGCAGTATTTTTCCTCGATAACTTATACAATGTGGCCAAAACAAGAGCGAAACCTTGAACAGAATAGGATGGAGCGTCTAAGAATGAAGGTATTTAAGAATTTTGACCCGTGGGCTTTTGGTATGACCATAAGACCCCTGCCGGAATATAAAAAGCGGCTGGCGGTCAGAATGGTAGTTCGAGATTTGGACGCCAACCAGCGGGCGGCGTTGTTTCAAAAACTGGAACAAATCAGGAGGAAAAGGAAATGACAACGGAAAATGCAAGCAGCATCAAGGAGCTGGCTAGACAGAAAATCGAAAAGGAAATGGGGGAGACAGATACTCCCCTTGGTCAAATCGGTATGATATTGCTGGCGTGGCTGGACTACTCTGATGGTGCTGCAGAAAAAATCAATCAGGAGAGTAAAACACTGGACGGAGCTTATGAAGCCCTGCGTAATCATGCCAGCAAGCACAAGGGCAAAAGTATGTCATACTGCGTAAACCCTGCTGAGGCTATGGAGATTATACTGGAATATTTTGGCCAGCCTGACCCTAAAGGGGTAATCGAGGGCGGCTTAATGTATAAGGCCATGACGGAGGCAGCAGCAAGATTCAAGCCATACGGAGCAGATTCTGCAGAAGAACTGCCAAAACCGCAGCCGGTTGCGGAAAAGCCACAACAGAAAAAATCCATGTCGGCATTGGATGCGCTGAATCTGGAGGACTTTGGCTTATGAGCAAGGAGAA